CCTTAAAGGGTTAAACTAACAGTCCCATTTCTTTAAAGCTAAAGATTTTCTTGTAGGGCGACCCTTCTCGTCCTTCATCGGACCTTTTACCCCAGACATCCTCGCACAGAAACTTTTACGTCTAGCAGCAGCTTTAGGGTTTTTCTTAGCTTCAGAACTAGACACTGGAGGTTTTAAGTTTGAACCAGTAGCTTTGTTGTACTTAGCTCTCCCCGCGGCGCTTAAACCGCCTTCTGGGTTCTTATCCTTCTTAGTCATTGAGATTGACGGTTTCTTAGAGGCCATACCTATTTCTTCTTTTTATACGGTTTAACTGTTTTAGCAGCTGCTTTAAAGTCTTTAGAAGTTGGAGCACCTTTATCCCCAGGTTCTCTCATTTTGTTTCCACGTTTCCTCTTAGCGTGGATGTTTGCGTATAAACCACCAGGACGTTTCATTTATTTTCACCCTTTACTTAAAATACTTGTGTGACGTAGACACTCGCACACCAAAGAACTTCTACCGCGTTTTCACCGGTTACCGTAATACTAAGGGTGTCAGTTGTGTTATCTGCGGTTACGTTACAATCCCAAGCAGCGTTATCTTCACCGAGAACTGTTTTAGTTACAGAACCTAAAAGAGAAGTTGTCCCACTGAAGTTACGGATAGTGCCAGTAAATTCATACCCAGCAGCCTGTTCAGGGGAGTTACTCTTACCACCTACTAAAATTTTGAAAACATAAAAACTGCCCAAACCTATTTTAAAAGGGTTAGTAGTACTCAAAATAGTAGGAGTAGCGTCTGTCGTGACTTCTGATTGAATATACAGAGAAGTTTGGCCTGTGTTAGAAGCTGGGAAACCCACCATACTATTAGCTGATAGTTTACCGCCACCAAGAGAAATAGCACCGTCCACTGCACCATTGATAATAACCCCACTACCGCCTACAACTACACAGTTACTAGCGTCGTCTATCGTGTTTGAACTACCGCCTAAAATTAAATTACCACCGAATGACCCTGCGGAATAAGCGATGTTGTGACTAGAGCCACCCACGATTGTGTCGTTAGAAGAAGTGCCCCCAAAACCTATTTGTGAGTTAGGTGAGCTGAGGATAGAAGAATCTTCAGAACCACCACCAAAACCTATTTGAGCGCCTGTAGAGTGAATAATAGCGCAGCTTTCAGACCCACTACTGATTTGTGAACCTTGGCCTAAAATCAAACAACTTGTAGAGTTACCTAAAACACTACCAAAAGCGCCAGCAATAACGGCACTACCAGTAGACCCTGCCTCAACGTAACCTGGACCTATAACAATAGATTCGGCAGCAGCAGCCCCCCACTCATCTACTGAAGAGTCTAACGTTTGTATTGATATACCGTTGGACCCGACTGTCCTTGCGTGACCTATAGCGATAGAATTACTACCAAGTGAACTGACGTACGCGTTACTACCTAAAGCGATACTGTCAAGAGCCCCAACTTCAACCACAGGAGCTACTGTTGGCGCGGCTGAACTTGTTACTAAATAAAGAGAGCCCCCTCCACCGCCACCGCCACTAACAACTAAATTGCCTGAGCCTAAGATTGAATCTCCGTTAATTGTCTTTATGTTTGTGCCACTAACGAGGTTGTCTTGTTTGGCACTAACAACCGATGTAACACGGGAGTCAACAGAAGTTAAAGAACCCCCAAGAACAGAAACTTGGTTTAAGAAATAATTATTTACACTAGTAACTCGTGCCTCTGTTACTACATTAGCGGTTGAGACTGTATTTACATGGTTCTCAACACTTACAATAGAAGCGTCTGTACTTGTTTTTACTGTTTGGTAATACGAATCAACAGAGGTCACTCTGGCATTTGTCAGACCGTTAGCTGCTGAAACAGCGTTAACATTAACCATAATCGATGTACGGGCTGCTAGTTCAACAGAAGTTAAATTCGTAACACCGCTCATCACAGACGTTACTCGTACACTAACCGCAGCGATTTGAGAGTCGTACGAACCTACTACAGCTGATATAGAAGCTACGGTATTAGATAAAGACGTAACTACGTTAGAGATAGAAGCGTTAGCAGCGATAACTTGGTCTAAAACGTTGTTAATAGAAGTTGTGTTAGGGATGTCTGAAGGTACGTACTTACTACTTAACTCATCATATATGATTGTTTGACCATCAGTAATACCACTTACAGATACGTCTACAAGTTCACCTAGTGTAAGGTCCGTATTCAAGAGATTAGATAGTTGTTGGGCCGAAGCTCTTTTAGATGTACCGTTCTGCACTACAAGTAACATATCAGTTAAACCGACTTCGACTACTTGATTTAATTCTGATATTTTTTTATCGGCCATATTAATCCAACGAGGTATCCGTATATTCTAAGTTATTTTCATCTTCTGTGATTATAAAGGAACCATCTTCCATCAACAAACCGAACGCCGCGTCAATCGTAGTATCTGGTCTAAAGTATTGAACAAAACGATTTACTGTTTGTCGCGCCGGTTTATAAGGTTTATTTTGAGGGTGACATACCATAGAGTAGAGACCGTCTGATTCGGTTTTGTGCACAACGTAACCTGTACCTGGCTCTTTAACTGCTTCGGTAATCGGGTGTTTAAAACCTGATCTGTCACAAATAAAAACAGGAACCAACTTACGAGACTTACCACGTCTTTTAAACAAGCTCATAAATTACCTCCGACCATAAGGATAAGGCATTACCTTGAATGAAGCTCTTTCTCTGTCTTCTGTCATTGCGTTTCTTAACAATTCCTCGTATTCAGCTTTTAGTTGGTTACGGTAATTCAACTGATCTTCACCGGCACCCCTATCAAAAGATAGTTTGTAAGCTAAACCCGCTGTTAAAGCCGGTAGAAAACGGTAAGCGATATCCACATATTGGTAAGCCGCAGTCACGTCCTCAATACGTGTTGTCGAGTAATACTTAAACGAATCAGTAGAACTATCAGGAGTAGGCCAAAGTTTAACAACAGTAACTGTACGTTGACGGTCTACCGCATAGTGGGTGGGTCTTGAAGTTTGTGTTTTATCTGGTATAAGGTTGAACTCTGATAGAGAGTATCTTTCGAGACGTAAATCAATGTCCCCGTAAGAAACTACAGCGTTTAGAATATCGTTGTCATCTTCATCTAAGTTTAACGTCGCATCACCCGCTGTCAGTGTTTTAACTTTAAGTTCAATTTTAGAGAGAGGAACACCTCTGTTAGTTAAATCAATAAGAAGGAGGTTTAACTCGTGACGTGCTTGTTTCGAATCAATCCCAGTGGTTGGCTCACCTCCTAAACGTTTGATAGCGAGGTCTACAATCTCGTCTACACGTAAATTATAAGTTGTGGTCCCTGAAGTTGTTACTGTCATAAAAGGTGTATCCCTGTATCTTTTGTCTAATCATAACACAAAGAAAAGCCGAGACTAAGCTCGGCTCCTCTAAGAGATAGGTTTAAGGGTTTATTACGCGCCAGCGTTACCAAAGTAACCGCGCCAGTCACCCACCATGAAGCTGTAACGCTCACGGGCTTTGTAACGGTAGTTACCAGTCGAGAAGTCACCTTCATCCGACATTTTCACAGGTGAACGTGTAAACATCACGGCGCTGTTTGGAATGTCAGTTTTGATAAACCAAGCGTCAGCGTCTGTGAAGTACGGGTTAACTTTGTAACCTTGTGGCACCAAACTGTTTTGGCTGATTACGTTAATGTCGTTAACGTTAGTCACACCAGTTGTGCTGTTAGTTGCCAAAGTGGTACTTAGTTGTGAACCTAAGATTTTAGCAGCTTGGAACTGAGCAGCAGGAGCGATGTGTAAACTCAACGCGCGAGCAGCTACTAACATACCACGTTCGTCTTTAGCTAAACTAATGTCGATCAACGCGCTTTCAAGGGCGGTTTCTGACAAGTCAGCAGCTGTTAACAAGTTACTTTGGTTACCGTTGATTGTACCGTGTGAAGCACTGAAGAAAGCGGCACCGTCGCCGATGGCGAAAGTTGAGTTAAAACCATTGTTAAACAAGGCGGCAGCTTTTTGTTGTTTGGTAACAGCCAAAGAGCGACCCAAAGCACTAGCTTTCATCATTGAAGCACTTTCGTAAAGGTTGTCTTCTGTAGCTTCTTCAGTTACAGCGAAACCTAAAGCGATAGTTTCATGGTTAACGCGTGCGGTGTAAGTTTCTTGCATATCGTCAAACTGAACGGCTGCGCCTTCAGCTTTAACTGGTGCAAGACCTAAACCTGACATCATTACCATTTCTTCATAAGCTTTTTCTGAGTTACGAATATCAAACAAGTCTTTGTGGTACTCTTGGATAGCTTTATAACCAAGACCAAGAACTGTATCTAAACCTGGACGGAGTTGTTTGGCGATATTTGCGGTTGTAATAGTCATGTTAAATTAGTCCTTTCTATTACTTATTACCAGCTTGGTTAACAATTTTAACAAGAGCTTGGTTTGCTGATACACCAAATTCATTGCCAGGAATACGGTAAAGGTCTACCACTTGAACCATAGCGTCAGCTAAAGTTGTAACAGCAGTATCCAAAACAGCAGAACTTAATCCTGTGGCAGTATTGCCAGCGCCGGCTAACGATACGGTAAAAGTTTTACCAATATCAGTTTGTGCCAAAGCCAAACCAGCTTTACACTCAATCACATAAGTAGTCTCGGGATCTACATCCACTAAAGCTACTGGAGTAGTTTGACCTTCTACACGACCAGCACTTGAAGTGCTCGCAGGAAGATATTGAGTTACGGTGTATTGTTTGTTGATAGGGTCAATAAATTTGGCACCTTGGAAGATACCCATAACTTTATCGCCATTAGCAGCTTTAACAATATAGCCGGCTGACACTGTAACAGGGTCACCTTTAAACAGTGCGGTACCGTAGCTGTTTGCTACTGCGAACTCACGTAGGGCACCAACATTTGGACCGCCGTTGAATGTACCTGTAGAACGAAAACCAAAAGGCATATTTCATTTACCATATTTATTCTATATAAAAACCACGACACCAACGAAGGTACCGTGGTCGAGTTAATTTCTCACAACCTATCTGTTGTAATTGATTAAGGTATAACACATAAAGTGTTAAGTCCCAAACTAACGCTTTTTAAAACGTAAATTCTCGCTTTGTGAAGAGCTTTCGTTAATGTCTTTAATACCACGAATCTTGGTACCCAGACCTACTTTAGTGTCAGTGTCTTCTTGTTCTTGTAAAGCGCGAGCGTGTTTAATCGCTGTGTTTTGTTGACGAACTTCAGTTGGAATCATCATAAGAACCAAATCACCGTACACGAGAACCCCACGGAAATCCCCCACGTTCATCTCAGTAGCGAAGGTGTTCTCCAAACCGCCAAAAGCGAAATGTTCAGGTTTTACAAAGTCGTACCCTTTTCTCATTTTACTGACAATGTTCGGGGTATCCGGTTGACCTTGGAGTAAAGCGCGTACCCAACTCAAGGTGTACCCTTGTTGTTCGAAGAACTTAGTAACTTGTTGGGGAAGGTTAAGGGCTCCTTTCTGCTCTTGTTCTTTACCGTAAGAAGGTTTACGAGGTTTAACGAAAGGGTTTGGTTTATCCTCTTCCGCTGGTTCAAAACCATTTTCCTCACGTAAGTCTGGAAGGTTCGAAGGGCGTGTAGGGCGGCGTGCAACGTTTACAGCCAAAGGTTTTGTTTCTTCTACGGTTACTGTAATTTGTTCTTGTGTCATATTGGGTTACTCCTATTGTAAGTACGATGTACGGTTATCTGTTAGTTGAGCTTGTTTATTTTTCGCGTACGTCTTAGGGTCAAGGTTGTACTTACGAATCGTAGCTACGTCTGCTTCAGATAGTTTAATTTGGGGTTTAGTTGTGATACCTGGAGCCGCGTTACGTGAAGCACCGCCCACTGGGGGAGGGTTTTGTTTCGGCTGAGGTTTTGGGTTCAACTTAGCGTCTAAACGACGGTCTAACTCATCAAAGTAAGATTTATCAGTGAAAGAGATTTTACCTTCAGCAGCTAACTCTTTATCAATAACTAGAGCTAAAGCTTTTTTCTCTGGGTCGCGTGATAACCAGAAAGCGTTTTTGGTAAACCACTCTTCAGCGGGAACGTTACGTTCTTCGCCTTCGTCATAGTAATCCTCGTAACCGGTTGTGTCTTCCTTAGCTTCTTGAGCTTTAGTTACAACAGGTTCTTCTTTAGGTTCTGGTTGCGGGCGTTGCTTGTTAGCTTCAATAACTGCGAGGGAGAACACTGTCTCTTGTAACTTCTCAGTTAATTCAATCTCTTTATCAATATCCGCGTTCTCTTTAGCGATACGAAGTTCTTTTTTAATTGAATCTAAGTGAGCTTTAAGTGTTTCTTGTTTAGCGCCGAGAGCTTGGTTGTCTTTCTCTTGAAGTTGGCGTTGGAGTTCCTTCTTTTCTTCTTCCAAACGTTTCTTATCGCTAGCTAACTCTTGGATACGATCTTTAGCACGTGATTTACGTTGGTTATCTTTCTGGGCGTCTTCGTTACGGGGAGGAGTGACTGGTTGTTTAACCGGCTCGTCGACTGGCTCTTCAACAACATCTGGCTCTTGACCTTCGATTACAATCTCAAAGTCATCGTCTTCAGAAGTTTTAGTTAAGGCGCTGTAGTCTTTATCGTCTGGTTCTTCAAAAAGGGAAGTTTTACGGCCTTTAAAGGTTTCTTCGTATTGTTCTTTTACCGAATCAATTAGTTTCTGTGCGGAGTTCTCATCTCCAGTTTCGACTGGGATAGAATCCAAGTCTAACGTTGTCTCATTTTTACTCATTTAGCGTACTCGCTTGTATTCCACAGTATAGCCTTCGACCTGTACTGCGCGTGGTATGTTTTAACGAAGGGTTATTTGTAGGTATAACACATAGTCTTAAAAACTCCTAGTTAACCCTGAAGGGTCCACATCTTCTGGAGAAGTTACTTTCATTTTAACGTTCATATCTTCACAAAGAATCAAAAGGACGTTTTTGTAAGCCAACTTATCGTGAGCGAACTTATCAAAGATAACGTAATCACCTACGTTTACGTCGTTTAACGCGAACTCATTCGAAGTGAAAGCTTCCGAGCCAACAGCTAACACCTTACCAATTTGGGTTAAGAGTGTCATGTCTGAACGTAGATTATCTGGAAGAATCAAACCACCTTTAGTAGTTTCCCGTACCGGAACCGGACGAATAAGAACGTCGCGGGGACGGATACTCGGTAAGTTTTCTGGGTCAGGGGTCGTACTTGGTGTGAACTCTGTATTTAATTTAGAGAGTTGTAAAGACATTAGTGAAGTACCTATTTAGTTATCATCGTTATTTAGTCGGGTCATTTCCTTTTGGTAATCTTCAATAGCTTGTAACGCTAAATCCAATCCCATTAGAACGCCTCGATGGTACCTGTACACTTCATAACTGTCAATAGAACCTAGTAACACCGACTCCTCAAACTGTTTCTTTTGAGAAGTGATACGATTAATAATATCTGAAAACATCTAGTTTAACCTTTGGTTGGGGGTGTTTCTTTTGTCAGGTTTAACAACTGTAGAGCTGTAGAGACTAAAGCTTGTTCCGCTTTTTGATCCGCAGCTACAATAGCTCCTAACGTTTGGTTAGTTTGGGTTGCTGCTTGTAACTCGAGCGCTTTGATTCGTAAAGAGGCGTCTACAGCGTCTTTATCTTTCTGGTGCTCTAATTTATCAGCTTCAATCGCCACTTTATCTACTTGAGCTTGAGCCATCAACATCTCAGGGGTACCTTGTTGTTTGTTAGTCATCGCTTGTTGGTTAGCTGCACTTACCATCTTAGCGGCTTCAGCGATACCAGCGTCTTCTTTAGTAGCGCCTTTAACCATCTCGATGTATTTCAAAACAGTGTGCTCACGGATGTTAGCTTCTAACACTGGACGAACAGTGCCCATTTGGTCAGAACCACCCGCGAGAGGGTCTTGTAAGAACATGGTCTTAACTTGGATGTGGGCGTCGTGGTCTTGACCAGGGAACGCTTTAATCGGTAAACCGTTAGAAGCTGTTTGGATGTCAGTTAAAGGATCCGCTTCCTGAGCTTGCGCTGGTGAAGATAGAATACGTGCTATATCTTCTTCTGATTCGCCGAGGGCTTGGTATAAACTACGGAATACCTCAGACAAGTTATGTACTTGAGGCGCTTGTAGCGCGAGGTTCACTTTAGTTTGAGCTACAGCTAGACGGTGTGAGCGTGTCGGGTAGTTCGGGTCAGCTGCTGGGAGTAAGTCCGCGGTACCGTCTTTGTTGAAATCTGCGATAAACTCATCACCCATGTAACGTTCCGCTAACTCAGCGATTAACATCAACTCACGGAAGAAAGAACGGTATACCCGGTTGTACACGGCTGTGAAGAATTGTGTAGACTCTTCGAGTAACGCCATTGTTGTACCAACTTTACCGTAGTTAGCGCTGTCTGACACAACTTGCTCTAAGTTATCCGCAAACTTCTGACCGCTGTTAACGATGTACTGGAGTAATTGGAATAAAGTAGCTGAAGGTTCTTTGAAAGGTAACGGCATAATCAAGTCACTGATTGTTTGACCTTGACCGGCTGCGGTTAACATCTCAACATCTTTAAACTCACCAGGAGAGTGGGGCTCATTTTCACCAACCACTTTAAGGTTCTTAGCTTTAAAACCACCTTGTAAGTTAGCGAACGAACCACTGTCTACTAACGCGCGGAGAATAGCTGTCGCTGATTGTTCTAAGCCGCCGAGTAAGTGGATAAGTCCTAAACCCATCCAACCGAGGTTAGGAATAAAGGTGTAATCCACAAAAGGAATGATTTTACGTTGGTCTAAATCTTCTTGGTACCAGTTACGGCGTACACCTACTACCATTTCACTATCTTTGTGGATAGTTACTACGTAAGGTAGAGCTACTTCTGATTCGAAGTCAGTATCGTCGAAGGTAAGGTTTACGTACATCTCAATGAGTGTGTGGACCTCAGTACCTTGTAATTCAGCGTGAATCTCTAAAGCCGAATCAACGTCTTGAGCTAAGGTTGAACGCCAAGGGTCCGACTCTCTAAGGTCTACACCTTCTGGGTTTGAGTAAATACCCGCTTCTTTATCGTAGTTGAACTCGTCAACTGAACGGTAGAACACGTGAGAGAAACGCTCAGCACGTTCTAAGTCGGTAGCTAACTCATTGACAATAAAGTTTTCTACCCTCACAAAGTCAGATACCGGGCGTTTTAAAATAGGGTCGAAATACACTTTCTTAATACCCGTACCAATAAACGGGAGGTAAAGGAACATCTTCTCAGTTTCACGGTAGAACTCCGGCATTTTCACTGTCGCCAAATAGTTCATCTTACGTTGGTATTTCTTGGACAACACATCGATGTTAGGAACGTCTTCGTTAATCACGTCAATCTGGTAAGGGCCTTTGGTCGGTAAGAACGCACGCGCGAACTTAGCTTGGTACTTACAAGTGTTCTCGGTTAAGAGTGGGTGGATAGCTGAGCAAGCCCCATCAAAAGGTACGTCTGCGTCGTCAAAACCGATACCCATAAAGTTCAAACCTTGAGAAATTGTTGCGTCAAATTGTGAACGGCTCTGTAAGTCTGTCTCGAAAGCTAACATCAACTTACTACCAAGTTTTCTGAGGTACGGCGTTTCTAAGTCTCCGACTAAGTTTCTGAAGTGGTCTTGTGAAAGCTCATCAACACTCATGTCTTCTAACTCTTGTGTAGATTTAACACCAAGGTCCTCAGCGTCTTTTTCGTTATCTACCACGATTTCAAAGTCGTCGTCCATTTCTTCGTTGATGTTCATTTGGGAGTTCCTTTATTTTTCTTTTAATTAATTTACTTGTTATCTTACGCTAAAAGAGACTTTACTCCAATATGATTTAGATTGATAGCGACTGTGCGCGTCATCTTCCTCTTCCTCAGTTAAGAAACCTTCACCGTCCGCTGAAACGTCACGAGAAATATCGTAAATGTCTTTCATCCAAAGTAGGGCTTGAGTAAGTTGGTCCACCGCGTCGTCGTGTTTACCGTACGGAAACTCAAGACACTCGTTCATAAGGTCGTTTACTTCATCGTCCTTATCGGGGAACCACACACGTCTGTTCTGGAAAATAACTTGACACGCTTGAGCACGCGCTATCTTATCGTGTTTAGTAACAAAATCTAAGGTAGGAATACCCCGTTTTCTAAGTTCTTGACCAATAAAGTTACCAGAAGCTTGTTTCTCAATAAGGAAAAGGTCAGGTTTATAGTCGTTCCGTAAATCTTTACACAAATTGATTAGATCCCCTGGTTCGTACCAGTTTTTACCGCACTCAAGGAGGATAAGGTGGTTTACCCACACTTCCCGTCCTTCAAAGTTAACGCTCGGTCTCTGGAACACACCCCAAACGCCCCAAGCCGTGGGGTCATTCTTCCCTTGTTTACCGCCGTACGCCGTATCGAGGGATACCAAGATGAAATCACACTGTGGAGGCTCTGAGTGAGGCCAAATCTGGAAGTTATCTTTCTTAAAGATGGTACCTTCCTCTGGAACGGGCGATTGCATATACAAAGCGGAGTATCTTTGAGCCGGCATATCTTGTTTAAGCGCCAAAAAGCGTTTAAGAGGCCAAAACTCGGGCCAATAACTACTTCCTACCGGTAAACCAAGAATAGCGCTCGATATAGCGTCCAAAATAGCGGGAAAACTGATAGTATCCCAGTCTTGGGCGTTCTTTTTCTTCAATTCCCCAGCAATATCGTCTGTACCCCAACGTGTCATGATCAATCCAACACGGCCTTCCGGCATTAAACGGGTACGTAAACCGTCGTAGAACCAAGTTAACATCTCCGCTTTTTCCGCGGTGGTAGTCTGTTCTGACACGGGGTCATCCAATAAAGCGAGGTGAGCACGTCGACCCGCGATGTTAGAACCAACACCTGTCGCTACAATCTGACCACCTTGTTCGGTGTAGAAGCGTCCCGCGCTGTCTACGTCTTTTCTCATAGCGATATTTGGGAAAATAGCTTTGTATTGTGGGTAATTCATCACATCTTTTGTAGGCCGACCTAAATTATCTTCCGCGAACTTGATGGTGTGGCCCACGAGTAAGATAAACCAGTTAGGATTACGTCCCATAGCCCACGCGGGGAACAAATTACTCGAAACCTTAGATTTAGAACCACCCGGAGGCATATGGACCATCTTACCTTTGGTTTCCGGGTCTTTAAGCGCCACCCCTTCTTCCATCTGCTGTAAGTGTCGCGCTAACTTGTTAATGTGTCTTCCCGCGACAAAGCCGTTGATGTGGGTAGGACCTACCAGCTTCACAAACACGTAGAAATCCCGTTGGGCTTCCCAAATCAAGTAATCCATGAACCTTTGCCAAAGCTCCCACAACTCCTCTTCCTTTAAGATTTTAGAGTTCTCTTGGTGATTCGCTATAATCTGTTGGATCTTAGAAGCGACTTGGTAGTGTTCTTGTGAATAATATTTGAGTTCGTATACGGGGGCTTTTACTGTCATACCCGTATTTATACATTGTTTTACTTAGTTCGTAAATAGTACCTTAGATCGTGAATAAACCAACGAGTGAGTTCCGAACGGGAGTTTTTCACTTTAGTGAATAAACTATTTGACACTCGTGAAAGTTTGTGCTACATTTAAATCACTGACGAAGGTACGTCTCAAAGATGAAGTATATTAGCCATTAGTTTGGTTCTCCACTTAGTCTTGAGTTCTCGATTTGCGTTAGCCATATGTAAGCTTACAGTCTATTTTATTTACAGTGCGGGTTGGGATCCGAATCACTAATAAAAAGACATGGCTAAAATAGGGGTTTTCCCCCTTGCATATCCCCCTTTAGAGTTTATAAGGAGTATTTTATATATACTCCGAAGTAATACCTCTAAAGGTTGAACTCAAGATGAAGTATATTAGCTTATATAAGCTGTTAACACTTATTACAGTTTATACTTAGAATCTAATATTAATCGATTCTATAGCCCGAGGTCTGTCTACCGCGAACCCACCTCTAACAATCTACCTCTTACACTAGAAGTTAATACATATCGAATACTACGATACGTTCTCTTCGAGATCCGTTCGAGAGGCCACTCGCTTCTCTCGTTCCCTTACAAGGTGTCCCGATTTATTTAATTAGTAAATGGTAAAACTCTTAATATGAGCCGAGCCGGGGCTTAGGTCTCCCAAAGACCGTGGACCCGTCAAGCCGAGGCCATATACATTGTCAGAGAGTAGTTTAGAATGGGAGATCATCCCCACCCATTACTTCATAGAAATCATATCTAGTTAGTTTATTATTAATATCGTAGAGACCGTTAACTTTTTTCCTAAAGATAGTTAATTCCTGGTAATACTCAGGACCGAGGGATTCGCGCTTACGAGCTTCCTTCTCCTGCTTATCTACTAATTTCTTTTTAGACATACCCATTTTAATCCCTTATATATACTAAGTATAAAATAATATCATAGACTTACCAGTAAATCAACAATGTACTACTATTTTTCTGTTGACAAATTCTTCTTTTAGTGCTATTAAAATACTTACCGCACCGATACTAGTTGAACGTGGTGAGGAAGGTGAACGTTAAACCAGTGACCTAGAAGATGCTGGCTATGGAGTACGGGAGACACTTTGAGATTGTTGGTAGCTCCAACGCTCCCCCCGCGCAAATAGGAGTAAGTTGCCCGCGTTGCTTGGTCAAGCAGTATTAAACCCCCTCGGTTCGCGCCTTGGGGGTTTTCTACTATTGACACCAGATAGAGAATCAGGTATACCAACCACAGTACCTCGTTACTTAATTGGTAAAGTTACGGTCTGATCAACCTAAGTCATGTAAGTTCGAATCTTACCGGGGTATTTCGGTACACCCACTTTGTGGTGCGCCCGTTATCAGGTCTAGCGACCTTCATACTTAAAAGGTTTAAATAAATGGTTCACCTATTAACAATCACTCTGGTAATCCTTAAAGCCCTTGGGCTCATCTCGTGGCCTTGGCTTCTGGTACTACTCCCATCTTTCATAGGATTGATAGTAGCTGTGGGGACTTACCTCGTAACACTATTCCTCGTGTCTGTAGTAGGCCTATTCCTATTAGGAAGTAATCTGTGGGAGGATTACAAGAAGAAGTAGCTAAAACTTTGTTCCAGCGCGAGGCGAGGCACTCGCTTTACTGTGTAAGCGCGAGGCTACCCTCCTTTGAAGGACACTTCTCCCAGCCGAGCGCCCTCGGTACGCCAAATCCCTTTAGATTTGTGCGTCCGTAGTCACTACGTTCCCCTCAAAACTCCTAATTTAAGGAGTTTCCTGTTAGGTGTACCACCTTCCGGTGTCAGTGGTAAACCACTTCTGTTTCCCAATCTATTGGTTTTTCACTCTCTAGCTTTACTAACTCGTGGTAAGCTTTCATCGCTTCCTCCCGTTTGTCCGGGATTACCTTCATCTTATATAACTTACTACTCAATAAATCCTTAGCTATCAGATTCTGAGGCTTCACTTTCGATTTCTTCCGCATTTCAATCCGCCAAACTAGTTTGTGCGTTTGTTGTTAGATGTTCTACATCTTCCGGTTCCGCTACACCACCTTCGATTAATTCCCCGTCTACAAACACATCTACCGAATCAGAACGTAAGAACTTATCAGATAACACCCCCAGATAATGGTTAAGCGCTGATAAAGGGTCCTTAAACCCGTCACGAAATACTTGTTTATGTGCGTCTTGTATATCCCCGGTCTCTTTTAACGCTCCCGTAATCTGACCAATCAACTTCAACGCGTTAATTCTGTCGTTATCTTTACCGTCCGGGTTGTAAGCGATCTTTACTAACTCCGTCGCAATGTCCGAACGCTGTAACCCCGCTTGGATTACCGTTCCTTCATCCAACTCCTGTAACACTATCTCTTTCTTCCGTTGACGCGCGCGTTCCAACGCCGCTTTAACTTGTGGGATAGCTGCCATCTCACTCGCTGACTGTCCAAAGTACTTACCCATCTTAGAACGTTCCTTAACAGGGTCGATGCCTCTCATCCGAGCGTACGCGTCTGTGTAGTTATGTCCCATAAGGACGTACGTCACAAACTTCTGCTGTTTCTCTGTCAACGCTTTCTTACTCGGGTCAAATCCCTTTCCGTAAGTTTCCTCGTCCGACTTAGCCCCTGGCTTACCTTCACTCGGCAAACCTTTCTTAACTTGTCGTTTCACAGCGAGCTTCTCGTGGTTACTGAGGATCATACCAATCCCACCCTTGATAGCCGCTTCCATATCTCGTTTAGATTTACCCTTAGCTTTAGCTACCAAATCATCAATTGTTACGGTGCTCGCTTCGCTGCGTCCGATGTCACTACGTTCCTGTTTAAGTAAATCGTCTACGGTTACGGTGCTCGGTTCGATGGTGTCTTTATCTTCAGTTGTCATTAGTTACCCCTAGTAGGTTTTAAAGTTCATTTACCAATAACCTTACACAATTACTTAACACCAATCAACCCGTCCGCGGTCACCCCTTCCTTCCTACCCCTACCACCCCTTCCCCAAACCCATCCCACCTACAACAACCCCACCCTCGAACGTACCTTTAGGACGGATCGTACCCTAAAAACCTAAAAAATTACTCCAATTATTTGACGTGTCTAAAATACATCCCCACCGATCGAAAATTTCCCCACCCCCTCCCTTAAAAAATTAATATGACTACTGATTAATATGAAAATATATGTTGGATAATACACATTATGCTTAATAAAATACCGCTGTAAGTGCCTATTTATCGCACTCTTAACTATTTTATGCAGAATTAGGCGCATATTCCTACTTGATTAAACATAATCAACACCACAACCACACCACCAAACACACAATAACCAACCAATGTTAATAATGATTAATGTATATACAATTAATAATAAAGCTTATACATATGTATGTGTTGATGATGAGACGCTACACCAAAGAAAGAAACTAACACAACACTTAACATAACGAACCGAAGGGACATCGGGCGTACCGACATCGGAGGACGTACCGAACCACAAAACCGAATCACTTATCGATTCGTTTATCGAATCATTATCGGGTACATAGCGAATCACTGTACCGAATCCGAATCGGAAGATGATTATCATCTGAACACGGGCGCACAACTTGTTGGAGTACCGTATACTATGTCTTTACTAAAAAGGTAAGTAACTGAATTAGTTTGATTCTTTTCTATTGAGAATCCAAGGCGAATCACCTATAATTTTAAGAATAAGACGGATAAAGTCTTTCACTAAACAAAATTCGGATAAGGAATAAACACAACATGGTCAAACAACCACACAAACACAAAGCCCCCCAACTCTCTGACATTAATTATAATGACTTTGTAGATTCGTTTGATTATATGTTTAACGTTAACGACAACGAATCGGAGAGCGTAAACCAAACTCTCAGATTGATAGCGGGGTAAATAAAATGAACGGTAAATATAAAATAAGGTTTACTTTAAACCAACTAGGCTTACAGCTTGAACAGTGGATTAACGGGGATTGGCGAGTCGTGGGTTCATGGAACAACGTTAAAATACAAGAACTAGGTGGAGTCCAGCAGATTAAAACTAAATGTTTGCAGTCAATCCGTGATTATGAATTAGTGCCAGCAGGTGAGTATAAAGATGCACCAAACATAACAATAACATGTGTTTAAAAGGTAAAAGATTATGACTTTACCAATTAACCAAGAAACTATTGATCGTGGGTATATTATTTATTGGCGTAAACCCACACCTAGCGAGATTAAATTCGGCTATGGGGCGATCCACTATAGAGACTTCCCTTTAAGTGAGTGTGTTAAAAAGGACGGTACACACAAGCGCCGCTTAAAAGCTAAAGACGATGGGTTATTCTATACAGCGGGTTCGCCTCTATGGTTAAGATAAACACCAAACCTTTATTGAGTACCAACCAAAAACAGCGACTCTATACCGCCGACTTATTATTAAGAGTGAGTAAAGAGTTACCCGCCAACACTAACCTAGGCCGAGTTTACGCTATCAAAGCTAACAAAGCGTGGACAAAGTTTCTTAAAACAAAATAGTTAATTAACGGAGTATAAAACTATGGAAAATGTAACACAAGAAAATTTAACAAGTTTGACAGCGGACGTACCTACGGAACGTACCGTAACAGAAAAACTAGTAACAGAAACAATTAAAGCGGGTGATTTCCCTTACTTAAGCGATGAGCTAGACTTGGGCGCAATCTTTTACGATGATGAGTCGATGACCTTTGAAGAGTTTCAAGAAAAGGCGAGCGACTACATTAACGAATCAGTACAAGTTATATACAAAGTAAACTAAAGGAGTCGGATAATGACTAATTACATTATAAAAATAAACTTAGACAACACAGCTTTTACAGAAAACCCGAGTTTAGAAGTCCTTAACGTCCTAGAACAAGTAATCGCAGCTTTGAAAGAAGAGGAACTAGCAGAAAAACTAACCCTCCTTGATACAAACGGGGTGATTTGTGGAAATGCACACCTTGATGATGAGGATTAATAGCTATGGGGTATTATTTATTCTTTAAGTTTAGTGATGGGACTTTTGCCCCTTTACGTACTGAACCTTACAAAACACAGAGTGAGGCACGAAGCGCCCTTAAAATATTAACAATAACTGGATCTGATGTTAATTACATTATGGTAAACAAAACAAAAGGACGTTTTATAACCATTGAGGGTAAAGACATAACCGACAAAATTGACAAGGGGTGTATGACCCCTTACGCTTTTAACAAACTAATGGAGAAGTAATACTATGACGCAACAGATTAAACAGAAACTTGAACTTATCGCCAAACTAGTCTTAAGCGATTACACAGAGTCCCCTAAATGTGGTGAGTATTACATAGGGGGAGAAACTTTAGGTGAGTCGTTTATTGACCTAGCGGATGGTTTAGACGTTACTGTGTCACAAGACTACTCGTTAACAACTGACCCTAGCACCCACTTTACAAAGAACCAAAGTGATTGGGTAGACGAGACTTATGGGCAACTAATTAAAGACTTTTTAGAATCAAAGGGTCTTCCCCTAGACACCAACCTAACAAGTTTAGATGAGGAAGTTATTCAAGAGTTTGACGATAATTGGTTGTGTGATTCTTATTCACCTATTGAGCGCACTATTTTAAACTTTAACGCCTTTTATCGTGAACCTATTTACCAAGAGTGTGGCGCGTGTGTAGTGCTAGAACTATCTATTCTTTATCGTAACGCCCCTTATTTACCTTTCACCAGCCGTGAGATTCTCGTAACGGTAACTGAAGAGGTGGAATCCTTTTTAAAAATGGACGTTAAGAAAACCCTCGACTTTATGTTTAATTCTAATAATTGGAATCAGTAACTATGACAGCTAAACAAACACAATGGAATAAAGATTATTCTAATTACGTTAAAGAACAGACACCAATTATTAAACATTATATAGACGAGTTAAACGACTTAAAGAATTTAACCCTTCTTATGTGGCGTAAAGGATTTATGACAGAAGAGAGAACGCAAGCTACCATACTAACTAACCAAGTAGAGGCTTTACTATTACACCTTGAACTATTACTAATGACTGATGGAGAATAGAAATGTATAGTTTGATTATAATTATGTTGGTAATGTCCCCTTTATCGGAAAACTCGAAGAGTTTGACCACGGGCGCACCGCTAGGGAGCACCGCATACTATGTCGAGTCCTTTGAGTTAATTAAAGTAGAGTCTTTGGCCGAGTGCCAAGCGCTTGGGGAAGCGTACCTTCAAACACCGACCCACCCAATGGACACAACAAAAGAGTACGGTTTTACTTGTACTAAGACGCCAGAGAAATTTATTTAGGGAGTAAAAGGAATGAGTGAAAAACTAACGGACGTACCTACGGCACGTACCGAAACGAATGACAGCGGGCGTACCAAACAAAGTTTGGACGTACCGCAGGAAGTGTTAAAGAAACTAAACGTCAAGGCAAATGTTCGCGCGGCCCTATCAAACATTGAGGAAGCGTTAGGCGAACTCCACTGGTTAAACGAAGATTTACTAGGAGAGTTACCTGATTTAACTAGTGAAAACAATACGTTAATAGAAACTTTAGAGTCGAGTGTCATAAGTTTAAAAACATTAAGAAGTGATTTAATTAACCTTAGACAATCAATAAAGGGGTAAAGTATGTCAAAAGATAAACTATATAAAATGTGGAATGGGTCAAAAGTCCCGATTGAATATATTTTTAGCTGGAATATAGTTAGTGAGGGTAATACACGAGACGGTTTTATGGAATCTACAGCAGCAGAGTTAGACGAAATGCGTAGACTTCTAAAGGGTCTCATAAAAGTTTTACCACAAGAAACAAAAGATAAGTTAGCACAAGAATGGGATTTAACGGAGGTACAAGGGTAAAATATGGACGATGAACTAAAACAATTTTACGAGATTTTAGAATCTTTAGAGAAAGCAGTTGAAGATAAAACTATCGGTCACGCTACGTATTACTACAACACTTACCCCACACAAATTGAGCACCACTACGCTTGTCACTTTACCAATAAATTTTTTAGTGTACGGTTTGACTTTAACGTAGTCCGCACATTTAAATTTAACTGGCGTAAGTTTAAGACAGAGGAAGTCCTTCATTACCAAGAGGGTCGCTTCCAACTAATAGGTGACGATAAAGGCTCTTGTTTCCACACGGTGTTATACGGAGATGACGTAGAGATTGTAGAGAAACTTATGCAACAATGTGTTGAAGTATCCGAGGAAAATAGTGAACTAGCTTTACAAAAAAGAAAACAAGAACTTTTAACCATATTTTTAGAACAAATAGAACAAGAAAAGAAGGAGATTAACTACTATGACAGATAGACCTTTAAACTTTTACGCCAACGTAAAGCATAAACCAGACGAAACCACAACTAAAGTATTTGCCCCAACACCTGAGTACGGCGCGGGTTCAAGTAACAAAGAGTTTAATAAGTTTACCGTTCGTATCCGCGAAGTCAGAGAGTACGACGGTACTATTTACTCACGCACCGCGCAAACACTTGAAGAAGCCATCGCAGATTTGGACTTGGAAAGTACTATGTCGTGGTTTTCTACCCAATATAAAAACCCTGAAACAATCTCTAAAGAAGTGGCTAAATAAAAATGCGTAGAGTTACTCACATCGACCCCATTGATTGGAACACTTACTGGTCGGAGAAAAACAAAGAGCCGTGGACAATCACATCTTTGGTAATCCACGCACAACGAGAAATTTGTTACTTCGTATTTAAAAGAGCTAAGTGGATTTGTCTAGGTCTTATGTGTTTGAATTTACCTAGATATTTCTAGTTGACAAACCGCCGAATCTATGTAAGAGTTTAGTCCTACCTATTAACTTTAACCGTTTACATTTTTAGATTACGAACGAGCGCAAGCGATGTGACCTCGAACGTATCGACGAAGGAGAACGGATCGTACGGAAAACGCACCGCACATGGCTTCAGATTTACTCGCTTACACCAAACACAACCCAGTATCTTATTTAATCCACTACGTCAACGATTATTTAAATTACCACCGAGTAGGCGAAGTTAGAAATTACGTGAGACACGCGGTGAACTGTTACCACCAAGGGATTAAAGTAGAGAAAACAACGTTACCGCCTTTAGGTTCAGATGTTGTAGTTGTACCGTTCTTCAACCCTTGGGAACAAGATTACGTCGATGAATTGGTATCACAAAAAAATGTAGAGAAACGTAAAGAAGAGATACTTAAACGAAGAGAAGTGGCTTTAAGACGTGAAGCTAACAAGAAACTGTTAAAGTTACAACAACACCAAGAGAGTGAGGAACCCTCAAATGATAATCAAAAAGACAACTACGAAGTTACTATTGCCGATTATTTTATGGACATCTTTGGTCTTCAGCGCACACACCTTACACAAACAGTGGATACTGAGTGAGTTACAGAAAGAGTTCTTTGTAACACCAAAAGAAATTTTAGGTAAAGAAACGTTAGACGGAGAAGCCGAGAAACACTCGTTCTTAGACGGATTGTTCTCTTGGTTCGCCTCCCCCGCTTACGCTAACGACACTATTACTTTCCAAAGTAAAGAGAAGATCAGCGACGCGCTTAACCTACCCAAACTACCTTAGACCCTCCCCCCCCCTCAATGTTTTATAACGAAGGAATAAAACTCATGTTACTAAATAACCACTCACACGCCGTGTTAATCCTTTGCCCCGAAGTGAAAGTTCTATCTGTAACTTTTAACAAATACACAGGAGGACAGTCACAAGAGTATAACTACAAATACGTTAACCTAGATATTAATGTAGGTGATACGGTAATCGTTCCTACACACTTAGGAAGCACCCTCGAATATAAATTAGCTACGGTATCCAAGGTAGATGTAGGTTTCGATATAAGCTCTAACCGCACTTTAAATTGGGTAGTTGATAAAATAGATTTTGAGAAGTACAACGCTAACTTAGTTAAAGAGAAAGAAATCATCGGTAAATTGAACGACCTTAAACAACGTCAAGCTACTGAAGAGATTCGCCAAGCTATTGTGTCACACTTAGCGTTATCAGGTGCCGATACACAAGCGTTAACTCTAAGTTTTTCTAATAAAGATTAAGTGAGTAAAAGGAGTGTACGTTTTGATGTGTTTCATGGACCGGACATTTTGTATGTCTAAAGATTGTAAAGGTGATTGTGGACGTCAGTGGACCCAAGAACTACAAGAACAAGCGGAGAAGTGGTGGAACCCCGAAGGTTTACCAGAACTTAGAGACCAAGCTCCCGTAGCTTTCGGTTACTTTTGTGGAGGGGTAAACGGGTACCCCAATACAAACGAACGGAGCGCAGCGACTATGGGCGTATTCACGGGAGAAGGCGGAACGCCGAGCACCGAACCGGAACAAAGTGAGGAACGTACCGCATGATAATTCAAACAAAGATTAACGGTGTAGTGTTTGACCTAGAGGTGGACTCGGTTACTTTACCCCAGAAGTACACGCGCCACGGTGGGGCTTTTGACAGGGGTAGTGCTGACGCGTACTACGGTAGACCTTACTCTCCCCATTACTATGCCGGTGATACCGGGTCTTCTGAACGTGTAGAGTTTAATGAAATGACTCCTGAAGAACGTGGAGCGTACGACTTTGGTTACACAACAGAGACAGATCGTAAAGATTAACTAAAAGGGCAGTAAAATGAGT